GTGGCCAATTTCTAATGCGCCTGCTTGAGGATAACTATTAATATCTAAATGGTCCCAAGTAGTGCCTGTCCCTCGTTCAAAGTTCCAAGCCATAGTAGCTCTGTACGAACCCTGCGTACCTATAGAACCATAGTCACCTAAAGTAATAGTCGAATTAGCCCAAGGCTCTACAGTAAAGGAAGTTTGCCCTGTCCCCATTTTAGCCTGAGCAAAAAAATCTGTACCAGCAACTATTTTTGCACCGTCGTAAGTAAAGTTAGCGTCAGCACCAAAACTACCATCGTCGTTAAACTGCACCTGATGATCTGAACCAGCAGGAGTACCAGAAGGACCAGTCGGCCCAGTAGGTCCAGTTGGACCAGCAGGACCAGTCGGTCCAGCAGGACCAGTACCGCCAGACGGCCCACTAGGACCTGTAGGCCCATCAGGGCCGTTAGGTCCATTAGGTCCAGTTGGCCCAGTAGGACCAGTAGGACCAGTCCCACCACTAGGTCCGCTTGGCCCTGTAGGGCCAGCAGGACCAGTTGGCCCAGTTGGTCCTACCAACGAAGTAGCAGAACCCCAACCAGAACCTGACTTAGGGCCAAAGATTTCGTTATCCCCAGTATCTATATAAAAGTCACCGTTAGCACCTGTGGGACCAGAAGGGTCACCACTGCCATTAAGAATTTGTGCGCCTGTAGGCCCAGTCGGGCCAGTAGAACCAGTCGGTCCCGCAGGACCTGTAGGGCCAGCGGGACCAGTAGGACCTGTAGGGCCAGTTCCCCCAGTTGGACCTGTGGGTCCAGTTGGACCAGTTGGGCCTACAAGTGACGTGGCTGAACCCCAACCACTTCCACTTTTAGGTCCAAAAATCTCATTATCGCCTGTATCAATATAGAAATCGCCATTAGAACCAGTAGGTCCACTAGGATCTCCACTACCATTTAATATGGTGTTACCATCAGAACCACTTGGCCCTGTAGGGCCTGTAGGTCCAGTAGGTCCTGTTCCTCCTGTTGGGCCTGTAGGTCCTGTGGGGCCATTTGGCCCTGTAGGACCATTCGGGCCTGTCGGTCCAGCGGGACCTGTAGGACCCGTTGAACCAGTTGAACCAGTTGGACCAGTAACAGAAGAAGCTAACGTCTGCCAATACGCAGAATCACTTGGAGCATTGCCAGTAGTAGCTTGCCTAGCAACATAGGACGAAGCGCCTGAACCCGCAGGATGTGTTACAACATCGCCAGCAGCATACGTCGTAGACGCTGAATACGTCCCCTCGTAATCAAGGCCGTCAGCTATAGCTATCTGAACAATAGGATCTAATAGCTTGGTGTATTGTATATCTCTAGGCACTAGCCCTCCACAGCAGCGACCCTAGCCCGCAAGCTTTGAATCTCAGCAATTAAAAAAGGAACAAT